AGGGCGGCTTTCTCTATGCCCGCGAATAAGGCGCTGTGGCGGTGGCTTGGCAGTGACTAATGAAAGTATATTCCGGTGTAGTAAAAGTGCCTGCACAGGGCCGTGTTGTGGGCTGACAGTGTTTCTTGTTAAACGAGTGCAAAAAGAGGGGGCATACCTGTTGTAGGTATCCCCCCTCTGCCGGTTAATATGGGTTTTTCCAAGTAGGTGCAACGATGCTGAAATATGCGCGGCGTTCCTCGTTAGTCAGATCCATGTAGTTCAGTGCGTTGACCAAATCGGATTTATTGAAACTGCCGTCGGGGTTGCCGCCCTCCCCAGCCGCGATCTTGCGGTTAGCTTCTGCCGTGTGGTAGGCACGCTCCAGATATTGCAGGTACAGATAATCAGTAACGCCCGCCGGGCCGTAGGTGGCATTGAAGGTCTGGGCTTTTTCATCGGTGCTGTCGTCGGTGGTCTTGCTGGACAAGTAAATTTTGCCGATGTCGTCATCCGAGAGGCCCGGCGATTGCAGCAGGGCGTTTTTGAACTCGGTGTCAGAAACTTTACCGTTGCCGTCCGCGTCCGCTTGGGTATGGCTGCGCATCCGCAGCGACAATACCGCGTTCGATGCGGAACTGCAAGGGTTGATTGACGCGGCCAAGCAGGACTTGCGGCGGCGCGGCATCAAGGCGGCAGACAATGACCCGCTTATCAAGCAGGCCGTCAAAATGTACTGCAAGGCAAATTTCGGATACGGCGGCAGCGATGCCGACAAATTCCAGAAAAGCTATGAAAGCCTTGCGGTCAGTTTGAGCCTGTCCGGGGAGTATTTGGAGGATTGACCCGTGTATTTCAGCGATGAAATTATTCTGATTACAACGGACGATTCCGGCACCGATGAAATCGGCAGGCAGACCGAAACCGAGATGGGCCGCGTGACCGTGTACGGCGACATTAAGAGCGTGAGCCGGGAAGAATCCTTTACCGCCGGTTCCCACGGGTACAGCAATGTACAGAAATTCGTGCTGCACCCGTGGGATTACAGCGGCGAGAAATACGCCATGGTGGACGGCAAAAGAAAGCTGATTTACCGCACCTATCAGGCTGACCCTGACACGCTGGAACTGTATGCAGCAACCAAAAGGGGCATCACATGAGCAGCACGATTAAGGTCAAGCCGGAGCAACTGGCGGCGGCTATCCGAAAGGAGCTTGAATCTTATTCCAAAGCGGCAACCGAAGAAACGAAAGAACTGATTCGTGAAACGGCAAAAATCTGCAAGGAAGAAATTCAAAGCGCGTCACCTGTCAGAACGGGCAAATATCGCAAGGGCTGGTCTATAAAGCCCCTATGGGAAGATAATGACAGCCTGCGCGAGATTGTCCGTAACCGCTCTGCGTGGCAGCTTACCCACCTCTTGGAAAACGGTCACGCAAAGAAAAACGGCGGGCGCGTGCAGGCGTACCCGCACATCAAACCCGCCGAAGAAAGAGCGATTGAACGTGTTATGAACGGTGTAAAGAAAATTTACAGCGCGAAGTAACTTAGCTGTCAAAGCCTGCCGTGGTATCTATCTTCTTTTCCAGCAAGTAGCGAAATACCTTTGCGGTATCTACGCAGTCACCCAACGCGCGGTGCGCATCCATTCTGTCAATCCAGAAGTGTGCGCACAGGGTTCCCAACTTATAATCCATAACATCATAGTTTTGGTTATAGTTCGGCCCATAGCCGCCCGAATCCCTGTCATAAGTCCACTTTGGCTTTTTCAGCAGATGCCCGGCCAGTTCGTAGGTATCGTAGAAGCGGCGCGTTTCCGGCGTGACATCCAGACCCGCGCGGCACAGGAATTTTAAATCAAATTCCAGATTGTGGCCGAGAAGCGGCATATCCCCGATGAACTCTTGCCGTGACGGGATGATCTGGTACAGCATCGGCGCACCCTCTAACATTTCTGGTGTTATGCCATTGACGGACATAGCCTCACGCGCGGAATCCATCGAAAGTTTCTGCGGGGGGGTAATCATTGTATGGAATACCTCAACAAATTTAAAACTCTTTACCTTGATTGCCGCAACTTCCAGAACTGCATCTTTAGTGCATGACAGCCCCGTTGTTTCGGTGTCCAGAACAACAAAATCCGCGAACTTGGCGGCGTTGCTCTTGGCTGTAACGCGGGGATATGTCATTGCTTCTTTGAGATAAGACACAGGCTGCGCCTTTTGCTTCACACCGTCACGGCGTATTTCTGCGTGCGGAAGATTGTTTAGTTCTTCCCAAAAGGCTGCTTTCTTGCGTTCCCGTTCTAGGCGTGCCGCTTCTGCAAGCTCCTTTTCACACTTTTCGCATTGACCGAAACTGTTCAGCTTTAAGAAAAACCCCCACTTGCCGCAGCGTTTACACTTTGCCATAAGTAACACCCTTTCGCATTTATTTACTACCAGCATAGCAGAAATGCACGATATATGCAATAAAAAGTTGAAACGGAGGTATTGCGGTTGACGCAGGCTGAATTAAAAACGGTACTGGACAGCAGCGGTATTCCGTTTGCATACCGCGCATGGAAAAACGGCCATGATCTGCCGTTCGGCGTGTTCTATTTTGAGCGCGACAATCCCTTTGCGGCAGATGGCATTGTGTACGCCAAAAAGACCCTCTATGCCCTTGAACTGTACACAGCCGAAAAAGACCCCGATACCGAAGCGGCGCTTGAAAAAGCGCTGACGGCGGCGGGCATCTTTTACAGCAAGTCCGATGAAATCTACATTGACGAAGAACAGATGTTCTATGTCATCTATGAAATTGAGGTGTAAAAATGTCTAAAGATAAAGTGCTTCTCAATCTCAAAAACGCGCACTACGCCAAGCACAAAGTGACTGGCGAAGATGGCACGATCACCTTCGACACCCCTGTTGCCATCCCCGGCAGCGTGTCGCTGTCTCTGGATGCCGAGGGCGAAGTTACGAAGTTCTACGCGGACGGCATTGTGTACTACGTCTGCCAGAGCAACAACGGCTATTCCGGCGATTTTGAAGTCGCTATGTTCCCCGAACAGATGATGCTTGACATCTGGGGCATGACAAAAAGCAAAAACGGCCTGATTGTCGAGAATGCCAACGTCCAGCCCGCCAGCTTCGCCCTGCTGTTTGAGGTGGACGGCGACACCACCGGGCGCAAGTATGTGCTTTACAACTGTTCGGCAACCCGCCCCGGTATCAACGCCAACACCAAGAGCGAAACCACCGACCCCGACACCCAGACTTCCACCATCACCGTGTCCCCGATGGCTGACGGTACGATCAAGGCCCACACGGCAGACGATGTCACCCCCGCCACGCTGAACGGCTGGTACACAAGCGTTACCCTGCCCACTGATGCAACCTAAAGTGTTCCACCGGAACACCCTGTATACAGGAGATCATACACATGGAAAAAACCATCAACATCGACGGCAAAGAAGTCCGCCTGCGTGCCACTGCTGCCGTGCCGCGTTTGTATCGTATCAAGTTCGGGCGTGACATCATGCAGGACTTGTCGAAGTTTTCCGACGCTTACGAAAAGGCCACCACCGAACAGGAACAGTTTGAAGCTACCGATCTTGGCCTGTTTGAGAATGTGGCCTACATCATGGCAAAGCACGCTGACAAAGATGCTGTGCCGTCCAGCGTGGAAGAATGGCTGGATTCCTTCGAGGTGTTCAGCATCTATCAAGTCCTGCCCGAAATTCTGACGCTGTGGAATCTGAACACGCTGACGACGGCAAAGCCGAAAAAAAACAAGGGTAAGCACCCGCGAAATGACAACGCCGCTGTTTTTACTGCGCTGCGTGCAGATGGGCATTGCTCTGCGCGATCTTGATCTGCTGACCGTCGGCATGGTAAACGACATGGCGATTGAACGGGAAAACGATGACTACAAGTGGCCGCTGAAAGCGACGCAGGCAGACATCGACAAATTCTTTGGGTGAGGTGAAGATTATGAAACGCTTCAAGAGCGCCGTGCAGCTTCTTCGGAGACTGTCCGACATTCCCGGCTTTTGGCTTTCTGTGTATACCGCAGTTATCAACACAATCTTGATAGTGACATTAGCAGCGAAATAGTTGCTACTATAGCGCCATAACCAGCAATAAGATTTGTAACTGCTTTGTCGATATTGTCCTTTTTTCGACTT